TGGCTTACAAAGAATGGATAGACAAACTGAATAAACTGGCAGATCATGTAATATTAGTTGGACACTTAAAGGACAAAATGCTTGAGAAGAAAGGTAAGGAGGTTGCTGTTAAGGACCTTGATTTAACTGGAAAGATTAAGCAAATCACATGTGCAAATTCTGACGCTGTTGGGTATATATATAGAGAAGAAGACAAAACTATGATTTCATTTGATTCTTTAGATGATATAACTGCTGGTAGTAGATGTGCACATTTAAAAGGGAAGACCATGCCCTTAGACTGGTCAAAAATATTTATAGATTAATTAAACACAAAAAAATGATTGAAATGAAAACAACACAAAAAGCAGGAGAAACTCCTGCAAAAATTAATGCCTCTATGATCGACCAAGATCTTAAAAACGGAGTTAACAAAACAGAAATGTCTGTTAAGTATGGGATTAAAGCATGGGAAGTAGAGAGAATGTTTGAACATCCTTTACTTAAAGGTAGAAGACCAAGCAGAAGAAGACCTTTATCTTTTATCTTTGTAGATGATATGACTGATGCTATAGATCCTAATCAAGTAACTTTAGAAGATGCTATAGACGAAGCTATTGAATCAGTTGAAGGAGTTAAAGAGCAAATGCAAGAAACACAAGAAGCTATTGTAGAAATCTTGAGTCCTACAGAGTATGAAACTCCAGAAGAAAGTTCATTAAAAGGAAAAACATATGAAGAATGTTTAGATGCAGTAATAAATGAATCTACTGGAGAAACATTAAAAGATGCTTTAACACATCCTGACTTTGAAGATCAATTTGATAGAGAAGAAAATGATCCAGAATATCAAGAATATAGAGATTCAAGAAAAGAACAAGAAAAAGAAGAAGATGAACTAGAAATGGACGATGATACGTTCGAATTATAATTAATAACCAATAAAATAATAAAAAATGGCAATACAAAGTAATGCAAGTACAGAAGAAGTAGTAGGAGGAATGAAAACATTCTCAGGATTAACTAATGTTAAAGTTGTGGCAGTAAATCCAACAATGGCTGAACTACATCAATTAGAAATTAATGTTAAACAAGAACCAAACTATGATGTATCTTTTAGTGATCAAGATTATAAGAAAATTGTATTTTGGTTAGCTAATACAGATGGAAATTTTAAATTAGAAATATTAATGAATAATACTCCTAGAACATCTCAAAGTGGTAAATTCCAATGGATTAATGCTATTGGTCAAACTACCTGGTCTGCTGATGCACCAACATATGAATGGTGGAAAACAGAAGGCCAAAGAAAAGCTTATACAGGAGAAGAAACACTTATTAATTTTGCTAAAGCTTGGGCTAATGTAGCGTCTGGTGATGAAGTATCATTTGATACAATAAATGATATTGCTAATGGAAATGTAAGAGAACTTCAAGCATTAATGAATACATTAACTACAAATGAAGTTAGGGTTCTTATAGGTGTTAAAGACTCTAAATACCAACAAGTATATACTAAATACTTTGGGAGAGTAAAACCTCAACGTGATGATTTATTTATTAAAGCTTTAAATGATGATTATGGTTCATTTAATGCTGATTTTAATGCAGATCTTAAATGGGGGACACACGTATCAACTGCAGGACTAGTTTCTCCAGATACAATTTCTGAAGAAGAAGACTGGACAATGCCTGATAGTCCTCAAAATGGTGTTAAACAAACTGAAGAAGCGCCCTTCTAATGGCAATTTGCAGTAGAAGTAGTGAAGATCATTTACATACGAATGTCATACTTGGTAAAATAACTGAGTATGACATTTTTATGTATTATATTCCTAGCTTTAAAGAAATAGGTAAAAAATTTAACAGTGAACTAAGAGACGATAATTCTCCTACAGTTTCTATTATTCCTTATAATGGTAAATTATTATATAAGGACTTTGGCACCTCTGATCATACTTTTGACTGTTTTAACTATATTAAATATAAATATAATTGTTCTTTTATAGGAGCTTTAAAAATTATTGATTGTGATTTTAATTTAGGATTAAGTTCTAAAAAGTCAGAAATCAAATTTACAATGGGGCTTATGGCATATGGAAGAAAATCTCCAAATTTTGTTAAAAATCCTGTTATTATTAGAAAGAAAAAACGACAGTGGAATAAACAAGATGCGACTTTTTGGCGAAAATATTTGGTTAGTAAGAAAATACTTAATACTTTTGCTGTAGAACCAATAAGTCATTTTTGGGTAAATAATAATAGATTTACATGTAAATCAATTAGTTATGCCTTCAAATTTAAAAATCGATATAAAATCTATTCTCCTTATGAAGAAAAAAATAAGTGGTTAAGCAATACAAAAAAGACAGATGTACAAGGCTATGACCAACTCCCGAATAAAGGTGAGCGACTTATCATTACTTCTTCCCTTAAAGATGTTATGTGTTTACATGCAGCGGGCTACAATGCTATTGCTATGCAAAGTGAAATGCAAATACCTGATGAGAAATTAATAAGTGAGTTAAAAAACAGATTCAATACAATAGAAATTTTATATGACAATGATTTTAACAAAACAANTAATCCAGGCCAAACAATGGCCAAGAAAATTTGTGATTTATATGGTTTTAAAAACATCTGTTTACCTAAGCAATTCGAATCTAAAGATCCTTCTGATTTGGTTGACACGGTAGGCAGTTTTAATGAACTTAAATTTATATTAGATGACAAGAGATGAAATTATTGAAAAACTAAGAACCAGAAAAGGATTTTTAAAAAAAGGCTCACAGTGGCTGGCAGATAAATGGGATGTAGATATAGCAATTATCAAAGACTGTAAAAAACTTGTAACCTCAGAAGAATGGGTACAAGAAAGAATGAATAATGACAATGGGCATGAGCTCAGTGAAAGTCAAGCATTTTCAAAACATTTACTAGATAATGGCTTAACTATGGCAGATGTAAAGTCTGTTAAATTCTGGCAAAACTTTCAAGGTGAACAAAGGTATAGTATAGTAACACATAATCAGTGGCATGAACAGCCTCAAGTTAAAGATGAGTTATTAAATTACATTAAAGCTCATTCACACAAAGTAAAGAAGATTGCCTATAAGAAGTCTAAAGACCCTATTTGCTATGAAATTTCTTTACCAGATATTCATTACGGTAAAATAACAGATGATGATAACAATGCTATAGAAGAACAATATATGAAAGCTATTGTAGATCTTCATAAAAAGGCAGATGGAGTAGAAATAGATAGATTCTTATTACCTGTTGGTAATGATGGTCTTAATTCAGAAGGTTTCTCAAGAGCTACAACTAAAGGTACACCCCAACAAGATCACATGCTATGGAGGCAATCTTTTAGAGGATATTGGCATTTAGTTATGAAAGCAATTGATTACTTAGCGCAGTTTGCACCAGTAGATGTTGTAGTTGTGCAAGGTAACCATGATTTTGAACGTATGTTCTATGTGGGAGAAGTTTTAGATGCTATGTACCATAAGAATAAGAATGTGAATATAGACAATAGTCTAGACACACGTAAATATTATGAATACGGTACTAATATGATTATGTTTACTCATGGTGATAAAGAGAAAGCTCAAGAATTGCCGTTGTTAATCGCTACAGAACAGCCAGAAATGTGGAGTAGATGCAGAGTTAGGGAAGTGCATTGTGGGCATAAACATAAAGAAATGCTCAATGAATACATGGGAACTAAAGTTAGGTTTATACCATCAATATGTGGTAACGATGCTTGGCATAAAACTCAAGGATATGTTGGGACATTAAGATGTGGACAAGCATTTATATGGAATAAGAATAGAGGACTGGAAGGGTACCTTCAAACTAACGTTATGAATTATGGTGTGGAAGCGTAGAGCTAAAGGTCCTGGAAGATCAAAAGTAAAAAATGCTAAAAAAAGTACTTATGATGGTAAAAACTTTCAATCTAACTTAGAGCTATATTGTTATAAACAGTTAGAAGAAGCTGAAGTATTAGTGGAGTATGAAGAAACAACTTTCACAATATTTGAAGGCTTAGTATATCCTCAAGCTTGTTATGAGGGTACAGCTAAAAAGCTATATAACAAAGGGAGTAAGATTAGACCAATTACTTACACTCCTGACTTTGTAGATCCAAAAGGGAAATGGATTATAGAAACTAAAGGCTATGCGAATGAGTCTTTCCCATTAAGATGGAAACTATTCAAGAAACATCTTAAAGATACCAACAAACAATACGTGCTTTTTATGCCACGAAATAAGAAGCAAGTAGATGAAGTTGTAGATCTTATCAAACAATTATAGGTTAGGACTAGGCGTTTACCCCTAGACGGGCATTGTAGATTACTTACTACATGTAAGTCCGCTCCTTTCTTTTTATTAATCAATTAAATTTAAAATTATGGCAGAAAATGCAAAAGAATATTTACACTCTGATGAAATGAGTGAATGGGATACAGTATTCGATCCTGGAGGAAAACAAGAATACACTGAAGAACAATTAATACGCTTTGCAGAGATATGGGCAGGGTTAAAAGTTGTGCAAGCACTAGCTTGGCATAAAGAAGACTAATGGCAGATCTAGTAAGCCCATGCTGTGGGGCAGAATACACAGACAATGAAAACGGAAAAAGCTATTGCTGTGAAGCAGATTTATTTGAGGGAATTTGCTTAGATTGTAAAGAGCATTCAGAGCCTGAAATAGGATATGTATGTATGCACTGTGCAGAGTTTTTTCACGAATCAATAGAAGAATATGAGTACGACGCTCAAAAGACAGAGTCAATTGCAGAAGACATGGCTGATGAACGTAGAGATATGGGTCTATGATAAAAAAGAT